CAATTCTCAATTCTCAATTCTCAATTCGAGATGCCGCAAGGAGTAAACTCGTCACGCAAACCGAAAGGTACCTCGCCGAAGTCGCTGATTACGTCGGTGACTGGTGGGGTGACTGGCGTGGTTGTTTCTACGGTAGTAGAGGCCGCTAGAGGTGTCATCAACAAGGGCATCGAGTGGTATCGGGAGAAGGAGCTTGTTGCGAGATACGGTCCGTATGTTGCCACGTTGATTGGCCTCGTCGGAGTGATCGGGCTACAGGAAGTATTGCAAATCATCAAGATTGCAGGAAAACTGGTCAAGATCATTCGTTCATCCGATTCAACTCCCAGCAGCTCGCTGGTAAACCCCATTCCGCTGTTGAGCGGAAAAGTTGGGTGGAAACCGAGCTGCCCGGAGCACTTGCGGGTGTACGTTGCCTTGGCAGGCTTAGTTATGCTGTACGTGTCTAAGGTCAGGACTTACACGTTCCCTCTGGTGGGATGGAAAACCCCGGAGGTGGGATTGCGCCGAAAGGGCATGCTGATTTTGGCTGCCCTGGCAGCAGAACGATTCGCGAGGATTTGGTGGAGCCAACGCGGATCTCCCATTGGTGCAGAGCGTACCACACCGTTTATTGTGAAAACACTTCAGTCTGGTTCTATGAGCTCGAGCCAGCAAAGGCAAGTCTTTGTCGACACTCCAGTCGTGCAGAGCCGCACCATTCCTCGTGACCACACTCACGGTTTGTCTGCGAATTCCCGCAACGCTGGCAGCGCCACTGCAGCGTTGGTAGCCCAGTCCTTGGGGCTAGAGCCATACTACGTACAGATGTCCCTTAGTGATGTGCGTAAAGATCGAGATGGAGACCGCTCGTTTCATTGGGCGAAGGATTTGGCTGTCCCTCCAGCTGAATTCCATTTTGATTGCACTGAGCAAGCAGCAGTGCTTGTTGATGTGGATCATTATATCAACATGGAGCAACTTTTGTCACGTCACCCTGGGACGTACTTGATCTCCACTTTTCAACCCACCGAGTGTGCAGTCGGTGAAGGGGAGTACACCTTCCGTTTCCTACCTTCCGGAAAAGTCCGTTATTGCGTGAGCGGCGGAGCTAAGTACGAGCATGAAGTGTGGGATTTTAAGGGTGACACCATTTTGGTGGAAGAAGTCGGATACTTTCAGAAGACTGTGGTCAGTTATCATTTGGACCGCAAGTATTTGGATCCCCACCATTGCCTCGTGATGCTCTCTCAAATCGGGCGTTTCGAGATGCCCTCCATTGTGCCTACCTCTTGGGTTATAGAAGGGGAGCGCTTGGAGAGGTTGAGACCTGTGTTTGAGGAGTACGTAGTGCTTGACGTGATGACTCCTGACGGGCTCAAGCGGAGCGTGGCGGCTATGGGGGCACACTCTGCAGTTACACTGCCTATAGCGTTGTTGGATGCGGTGCGTGTGGTGCAGACCGCGGCGAAGGTGCCAATTACACCCGCCATGGTCGCATCAAACATCGCACCAACTGATGCGCTGGGCCTGCCCACTGAAAGGATGCTTCCTGGGCAAGCCGCCACAATCGCCGGGTATTTGCGAAGTGGCTTTGTTGACAGCCCACCTGTCGTGTATCCACCTACGGAGTCGTCTGTTCCAATTTGGTTTGCGAAGCACGACTACGACGCGCCTGTTCCATTGAAAGGTTTTGGGAGCCCACTGATTGGCCCTTCCTATGCGTATGCTACGAGTCTAGCTTCTGATGACCGTTGCATTGCAGGGCGCGTTGAGCAGTTCCATTCGAGTGGTGAGGACATCGAAGTGGAACAGCCCGTTCCCCCCACCTTGGCCGGTTACATGGTCGAGTTTGCGGAATTTCTCATTCCATTTCCGCATGTTGGGGTGCCTGTTGATCATGATGCAGTGCATGATAAGCAGGACCGCCCTTCCCAGAGGGCGATCCTTGATGAAGCTGGTGTGACCGGGCCGACAGTCAAGAAGGTTGTGAAGGCATTCGTAAAGAAAGAGGCCGCTGTCAAGCCGAGCGACCCTCGCAACATCTCCCAAATGCCTGAGAAACTTGCGTACTCGTGTTATATGTACGCTTTTCATGAAGGGGTCATGACGCAACAGGACTGGTATGCCTTTGCTAAGACACCCGCTGAGTGTGCCCAAAGGGTCTGTGACATCCTAGCCACGGAAGCCCACTCAGCCATGGCGGACGGTTCTCGCTTTGATGGTCACGTCAAGCGTCTCGCCCGCATTCTTGAGCGAATCTGCATGCTCCGTTATTTTCATCGTCAGTACCATGCCGATCTGACTGAGAAAATGGATGCCCAGATTGCCCTGCCGGGAGTTACCACCGAAGGGCGCCGCTATTACACGGGCTATGGCCGTGGTAGTGGATCACTTGAGACTTCTGACTTCAACTCTATACTTAGCGCATTCATTGGATACTGCGGTTGGCGTAACACAACCGTGAATGGCGCGAAGTTGACCCCAGCCCAGGCGTGGGCCAAGCTGGGCATCTATGGAGGAGATGATAGCCTGGAAGGCGCCATTGACCCTGCAGCACTGAAAAAGAGCGCGGAGTTGATGGGCCAGGACTATGAGATTGAAGTCGTGCGTCGAGGGGAGGCCGGGGTTAATTTCCTCAACCGCTGGTTTGGACCCGACGTTTGGTCTGGAGATGTGAGCTCCATGGCCAACCCATCAAGGCTGTTGTCGAAGCTTTGGGTGGGGCCTGCTACGTTACCATATCCTTTGGAACGTTTTGCAGAGCGCGCATCTGGATACTACAGGATGGACAGGAATTCGCCAGTGATTGGAGCGATAGTCCGCGCATCCCATGAGTTGCTTGGAGAGCGAATGGAAGGGGTGCTGATGCCGTGGGACGGCAAGCACTCAATCGAATCGAACTGGCCGAATGAGGATTCAGGCTGGATGGGAGAGACATTCCGAAAGTCTGTCCCTGACTTCCACTGGGAGCGGTTCGAGACGTGGATTCAGCAGATCTACGAGACCAGAGATCCTACGCTTTTGCTTCAAGCGCCATTGTGCACCTCCGCCAACGTTGAGACCCCAACGGTGAAACAGCCCATGGTCGTGGGTGAGGAGCTGCTTGTGCCTGCACCTAAACCAAGTGCAGATGCCCTTGTTGCCAAGGACAAGGAAGAGTTAGACGGAACTCGCCCTTTGACCGATGAAGCCGACTCGAAATCGGC